GAGCATAACATACCTGTCAAGTTTATTCATGATTTGAGCGTAACCTTTCGGCGTGTCGTAGCTAATGTGACCTGAGTCACAATTAGTCTTTACCCCATCCAGTACCCTTAAAGTGTGTAGCTATTGGAGCCCACACTCGCCACATATAAACGCCACATTCGGCGCATATCATCTCTTTGGAAGCTTCCATAGGGAGCTCTATTTCGTTAACTCGTTCGCATCTGTCGCATTTGAACTCATAGACTGGCATGACTCACACCTCGCTCTATTTCCGTATATCCATAGGCCGCATCCAATACACCTATGAATTAGTGTTGGTTCCATACCCAGACGCTTTCAATAAGTAAACAAGGTCCTCTAAACGCAAAACGGCCACCCAATCCTGGATAGCCGCTTCACCCTGGCCATTCAGGCGTAATACTCCTACGCCCATGCCAGTATTTAGTTTTCTGTCTTTGAGTTGTCTCATAAGACCAGATAAGTCTAGCTTAGTACGAGCTTTAATCTCAATATCTAAGCCTGGCACACCTGTAATGTCAGTGCCATCCCTACCAGCCCCCACGGGTAAAGCGTGTTCCCAGCCGTGGGAGCGCAGGTAGTCAGCTACAAGCTTTTGAGAAGCGTACCCTCGATACTTTCTCGATTGACTCATAGCCGTTCTTCATCCTCAGGCCTAAATGACCAGCGCCCACTCGGGTCTACGACCTGCCAGAAAGCCTTGCACTGCTCAGCTTTACGGCTCATAGGTAACGGACACGTATAACCCCGATAAGGTCCCTTAGGCCCCTTGCCTTCTTTAAGTTTCATCTGACCGTGTTTACACTCTGGTATTGGCTCAGCCTTTAATTCTGTCTTTACTAAATCCACTGCATTATCAAAAGCTGAAACTACATCTGCTGGTGGTTCTAACGTAGTATCCCATACAATTTCGGCTGCTGGGTTGGTTGTTTTGAGAAATTCTTTTTGTTCCTCTGTTCTGACACGAATTGGTGCAGGGTTATTCTTAGTGTCGTTAACCTTAGCCATTTCAAGAGCGCTAGGTCGCTTTCCTTTAGCAGACAGTCCCAGGTTAGCGAGACACCTACCGATTGCACTAGTCTCACAATTCTCATAATGAAAAGCAGCATCCACGCCACGGTCCTTACGAACACCACGCGCATAACCAGTAGCGGAAGGCTGAGTATCAGCATAAGTTCTATAAGCAATAGCCTTAAAAATGGTAATTCCTTTTTCATCATCATTCATTACCTGTTCCGTAATAATCGCGCCATCTGGATATTCTTCATAAAACTTATGTATGCGCGTATCTACGTCTTCGTAGTTTTCTAAGTTAAACATCTAATCTCATAGACCCTTCTGTGTATTCAAGCTGCTCTTTGAATGACCATAGTGTGCCATCCCACCATGTCTGTACGTACTTAGCGCACATATAACAGTAGTGACGGTTAATGACCTTACCGTAGCGCTCTGACCGAATAGACCACACAGCTTGTTCTTGTCCCCTTGGGTCGTTAACTCCCCAGTGCATTTTGCAGTAATCGCAGTAAGTACCTCTTGGAGTTCTAGTAATTGCCATCGAAATTATCCCACTCTCCAATAACTGACTCTCCTGCGAGTGCGGCGTAACTGACCAGGTCAACGAATGAGTCTCGGTTAGGAGTCTCGACGATTCGTGAGACCTTGACCAAAGCCATACAGATACAGACGTCCAGCGGGTCAATTTCCCGCCCGAAGTATGTCGCCCAGAGATTCGCAATTCTTTTAATGTTAATCGCTGGATGCCCGTAGTCGAGACCGCGTTCATCAAGCGTTTCTGCGGCTTCCGCCATTATTTCTTTGGCTGTAAAGCCACTTCGCCCTGTTGTACCCATGTGTGTAGCCCCTTTTGTAGTGTTTTTCGGTTAATGACATTATGAACCAATAAGCTAAAGACATAGCTATTAGTAATCCAAAACAGACGTAAACAATCTGCTCTGGTGTTAGGTTGTGTTTCATGAAGCCCCTTTCGTTAAGTCGAAAGGTACGCCTGGGAACAGACAAATACCACGCCAGTATCGGCGTGTCGTATAACGATTTGATAACGGCTTAGCCGTACCGCTTACCCTCTACTACGAATGACCCAGACTTATCTATGGGTATTGTGACGGGCGTCACACCTTTACGGTCTACGTATAAAATGCCGAAGCCCTGCTGCCAATTAAATGTCCCACGTGTGTAGTAAGCTTGTGTAGTATCCATTAAATGTCCTACCTCAAAGCCTGTCAGGATACCCGTTAAATGGCCTCCAGAGGCCGTTGTAAAGCTCGAAATACCCTGTCTATGGGTATGACCACACACCACCGACTTACCATGCCTTTTAGCGGCTTCTAGGGCCGTTAAACCCCCTTGTGGCTTTGTGCTCTGTTCGTCACCGTGGACCATTATCCAGTCTTTGGTTATCTCGTATGGCTTACGGTGAAATTTGATGCCTAACTCACGAAAACCCATAAAGTTCTCGTACTCTAGCTCTGGCAATCCAATCAAGCCAGGCAGTCTAGATGCTAAAGATTTATAGAGTCTGTCCGTGTGATTGCTTCGGACGATATGGGTAACCCTGAGGTCGTGAAGAACTTCCTGACAAGTATTTCTATCACGTCCAATAGTTCCCGACCACTCGTCCCGCCCACTAGACCAACGTGAGATGGTCTGGAAATCGAGTTCATCACCCACGCATAAAACGTCGTCAGGCTTGTACTTTGTGATGAACTTGCTAACGTTTCTAATGGCTTTTGTGTCATGAAATGGTACTTGTAAGTCAGATATAACGACTATGCGCTTAATCTTCTTCTTCCTCATCCTCATATGGACTCATATCGGGATTCGGGATAATCCAATCTGGAATACGCATGGTGTCTTCAACGTACCAGCGTGCATGGTCTTTATCCCACCCAGCGCGTACTAATGCTTCATACGCTTCAACGACAGCTACAGCCCATATGTCAATAGGCTTCAAAGGTTCTTTAGTATGGCGTTTAGCTGCTAGTTCTTTAGCGCGACGAGTTGCGGCCTTTTGTGCCTTTGTTCTTTTTTGTGCCACGTGCGCTCCTATCGTTAGTAAGCAATTCTAGAACCATCTCCTCTAGTTTTTCGATACGCGACACGATATGACTGCGGTCAATTATCAGAGGTACTTCATGGCGAATAATGTAACGCAGACCACCGATAAGGATAGCTGCGATAGATAAACAGGCCAGAACAAAAGCGGCCCAGTCTGTCGGGTTCATCGCCTTCCGAAAGCGTGGTCGTTAGGGTTTAGATACCGAAGGATGACTGGCAGACTCGCGGCCAGAGCGGCATTGACAATAGCAGGAGCATCCCAGCCCACCGCTAGATATGTCGCTATTCCTGCTGCCAAAAAGCTTCTTGCCCAGCTTGCGGCTATTGCTTTTAGTTCTTCCATTTGTGTCTCCAGTCAATATGGGCAGATTAAACATACTGCCGTCCTTATCGCCCAGTTTTGTAAAACTAATGTGTATGTGCGTCTTATGTGGGTTTATGCCGCGGTATTTTCTCCATCGGTAATTTCCGACCCAGGAAGCGATTTTGCCGTTAAATATGATATAGCTAATTCTTTTATCAGTTCTGGCAAGTAGTCGAAGCTGATTAGCAAGGTCGAACGTCGCGGATTTGTCGGATGCCAGATTAGCGTCAATGTCGAGGGCACGTACAATCTGTTCTGGGCCCACAGGATTGTGGTCAGATTTAGGACTATGCGCCTTATGTCCTGGTGACGCCGCGGTTCCATCACTACTTCTATCTCTACTGGGAAATGCGTCATCTATCATCTCTCTAAGTTGTTGCCCAGCTTTACATAACTTAGCCAAGAAGTAACCGCGCTTCTTCTTCAGTTAAACCCAATTTTTCCAAAAGTGCTTCACGTGCTAATTTATCTGCTTCCGCTTTAGCTTCTGTTTCAGCTTCTAAATTGGCTAATCTTTCTTGTTCTGCTAAGTGTGCTGCTATTTCTTCAGCGGTAAATGGAACAGAAATGGTTTCACCTGTCGCCACGTCAACAATCGTTCGAGTAAATTCCGCCATTATTTCTCCTATTTGTTGTACGCGTAGAGCGCGTAAGTTCCTGAGAATGTTGAACCTGTGTTATACACAGTAAATCCATCAAAATTCGTTCCCGCTGCAAAACTTCCAAAAGCAACTCCACTATGAGAAGTTCGGCGATTAAAAAAACCTTGATAACTAAACTGGTCTAATAAACTGCCGTCAATAAAACCCGTAAAACCAATTTGCCAAGAATAACGATTACCCGCGCTACCAACTGGCAAATCAAGCCAATAATCAGTGCCACTTGAGTTAGACAAATTACTAAAAGCAGGTGTGCCACCAAAACCGACGCTTTGATTAACGAACATATAATTTGCCGTAGTGTTATCCGCACCACTCACGCGTAATCTGATTCTTTGTGCGCCGTCGGTGTCAGTGCAATTCCAAAAAAGATAATAGTTGTTGTAAGTACTAGAAAAGACATTATCAAAACTCATCGAAGTTCCAGATATTGTCCCGCTTGCTAATTTAACTACTGCCGAACCAGCGGGAGTAACCCACTTAAGACCAGTAGCTTCAGCCGAATCGGCAGACAGATATTGACCATTTGTACCAACAGCCAATCTTGCATCTGCGGTTGAATAGGTATAAAGGTCGCCTTTTGTTGTTAATGGCGAACTGCCTCCAACGTTAACCCACGAGCTGCCATTATAGACTTGAACCGTATTAGTATCGTCTAGATAACTGAGCATACCTTCAGCTAATACACCAGTTAAAGCAGTAGTTCTAGCGGATGAATTAGCAAAACGCATTACGCTCTGTTGCATTAGATAGGTGTCTACTTGGGCAGCCGTTAAAATATCTCCTGCCGTAAAATCCTTAAAACCTGCACCCGCCATTTATTGCTCCTTAATAGCCTAATACGCTGGTATCAAGTATACCAAGCGAAGCCGAATCTAGAATAAAGCCCACTATAAGGCTTTCCCCTGTCAAAATTGTAGTGACCAGTTTTTTACTGCTGAAATCGTGCTGCAAGCCTTGTATAAGCAAGGTCTGACTAATGCTAGTTGCACCAGGCATGACTTTAGTTACCTGTACGCAATCTAGTAATTCTGCTGCTAAACCAGCCGTACACCTATTTACGTCGTCCCCGTCTTCGAGGTTGAGTTGTATTGAGTCAATTCTCGTCTCGGTCTCTTTACGCGTAGCTAGAAGCATGGAAGCCTGGTCTAAAGCTTCTGCGTCCGTTTGAACCAAAATACCTTCGCGGATGCCCGAATGGATAAAGTAAGTATCTATACTGTCTTGATTAAAGACATTTTGAGGGCTACCGCTCAACCTCGTAACGGTCACATCATTAACTATAAGGGTATCATCATAGGCAGTAACGGCATTTTGGAACGCAATTCCTGTCCCGTCGTCTGAGAAATCGTATAAAGGTGTCGCAAGTGAAGCTGTTAGGCTATCTCGACTGACAAAGGTAACCCGTCCTTCAGCGTCCAAAAACAGACCACCGAACTCACTACTTTCCACGGTTCTGAGGGTATCTAGGGCTGTCCTAGAGGTTCCTGGGTCTGCTTGAAGCGTCGAGTCTCCCGCCTGTATATCTCGCAATCCACTAGGCCATTCAATTTCGTCTAAAATTGCTTCCACTCTAGCACCAGATAACTGACCCGCTGGTGCTCCTGTTACGGTTGTTATTTGAGCTTGATTAAATAATCTAAAACCATCTACGCATTTTAAGGTAACTTTTGATACTTCATTAGTCCCGATATTAAAACCAGTGTCATAATCAGTAATAAAACCGCTAAACAAGTAATAGCGCGTTCCATTATACTCAGCGTAAATTTGAATCTTACGTAAAGGTTTCAAATCTCCGTAATATGGGCTGGCTGGGTTAGACGGATTCCAGTCTCCGTTTTCGTCATAGATTGTTACATTAGCTGTTCCAGCTTCAAATTTATTAAGAATACGACTTCTACCACGTCTTATCGAAACGTTCGCTATAAGTTGTGTTATCTCTACGACATTGGCTGCCTGGTCGGTTAATTGCCCAAAATCTAAAACACCATAAACTGAGTCATCTAAAATAAAATTGTTAATAATAAAAGGAACGCCGTTAGAGAAGTCTATAACTGCCCCTATGGTAGGTGCTGCTGGCATTAAATAGCCACCGCATCATAAAGTAAACCTGTACCATTTTTTTGATTCTGCTGCTGAGCATCTGTAATTGCACTTACAAGGTCATCCTGACTAATAACACTGCCTTCAACGTTAACAGTAATAGTGGTTATAGGTTGCGCTCCACTAGCAATCGCGCCAATAATTGAAGCGTCAAAGTCAATACTAGCCGCAGCTAAAGCATCGGCGGCTGCCTTCGCGGCTGCCTCAGCTTCTAATAATGCAGCAACACGTTCTGCATCTGCTGCTTCTGCTGCTGCTGCCGTTGCTGCCGCAGTTGCGGCATCTACAGCCAAAACTGCCGCTGATTCTTCTAACACTTTTGCTGCCTCTGCTGCTGCTTCAGCTGCTTTAGCCATTGATTCTGCCGCTGCCTTTTCTTCGGCGGTTTTGGCTGCTGCTAACGCTGCTGCCGCCTCTGCTGCTGCAATAATGGCGTCCGCTGCTGCTGAATCTGCAGCGGCTTGAGCGGCTGCTGCGTCTCCCGCTGCTGCTGCAACTGCCGCATCGGTAGCTGCAGCGGCTGCCGCCGCTGCTGGATTTGTGGCTACTGCGGCGGCTGAAGATGCAGCGCTAGGTTTCGTAATAGCCGTAATCGCTGCAGATGAAATGGGACTAAAGTTAGCAAGGAAATCTACAACTATTTTCTTTTGAGCAATAGCCAATAACTGTGCTTGGACACTTGTTAAGGTTGTTGTCCAATCCTCGAATGGGTCATTAGCTTTAGGAAATTCTGTCAACTGCTTAGCTAATTTAGCATTTTCAGCCTGTATGTCTTGTAATTTTTTTAATAACTGTTCGGCTGCAGTTGCGTTTTCTGTAGCGATTGCTTGCATTAAAAGTAAGCGCGTGCGTTCTTCTTCTGATATTTTTCCCTTAAGTGCCGCCTCTATTTGTATTTTTTCAAGGTCGAGTGCGCTTTTTGCTTTACTTAATAATTCTTGATTCTTCTTTTCTTTTTCGGCTAATTTAGCAGACTTAGCACGCTCAGCCGCAATTTTTTTCTGTAGGGCTAATTGCGATTGCATATTACGCAAAAATACTCGGTTAGCAGCAGCGGTATTAGAAGTGTCTGCTGGATTAGTCCACTGTTGACGAATCATATCTAATTGAGCTTGTTCGTCTTGACCAATCGTCCAACCAGTCTTAAGTAATGCTTTTGTATATTGAATACTAAAAGCTATATTGCGCATAAAACCAGAAAGACCTCTAGCGGACGCGGCGATAGCATCTATGACCTTGTCAAAGTCACCATCTGCTAAAGTCTCAAAAGCATCTACTAAACCTTTACCGATTGTTTCTCTTGCTTCATCTACTGCTACATTTAATCGGTCAATCTTGCCACCGTATGAATCCGCATTAGCGGCGGCAGTTCCGCCAAAAGTTTCATTAAGAGCTGCTAATGCTTTTTCAAATCCCATAGCCTCAAGTTCTGCAGAAGTGTAAACACGCTGTAATTTTCCTAGAGACGTGTAATTACCGTTATAGGCACGAGTTAACGCTTTTATAGAGGCGTTGAGACCGCTACCTGTTCCAGTGCTAAGGTCCATAGCACTATTAAGTAATTCTGTGGCTTTTTGGGCGTCTAAAGTTACTTGGACAAGTTCTACCATCGCTGGTCTAAGTTGGTCGTCTGATACGCCAGTAGCAGCTTGAGTAGCAGAAATAAAGTTCTCAATAGCTCCTACGTTGTAACCTAAACCTAAATTATTCAAGCTTTGTGTTAAATTTTTAACCGCTTTATCTTCATCCGCAAAAGCTCTGATGGAATTACGCAGTGCGCGTATACCAGCTACAGCTACAAAAGTTTTTACTGCTGTACGTTGTAAATTAGTAAAACTTCTATTTAATTTATCCGTAGACTTTTGAGCGTTTTTGAATCCTTTATCTTTGAACTCAGAAGCTATATCTATGCGAATAGCGGCCATTACGCAGCCTTTCTAATCTTAGTGCGCTCGTTTAATAATCTTGAAGCTTTGTCAATCGCTCGCATCGTAGCATCCAGAGCCTTACCCTGATTTTCAGCATATGCGGCATAAAGTAACCGACCGCGATTACGCGCAAATTTATCATATTGTTTTAACGGCCCTACGGCGTTCATGGCTCCTACAAATATGCGACCAGCATTAGGGTTATTACTCTGTCCAATATCTTTGTAACTTTGTCCGTAACGGCGGTTAGCTTTTTGTACACGGCCTTGAGGATGAACTCGTCCCGCTAATTCAACAATAGAACCTGCTGCATCTTTGTTAAATAATGAGTAAAGACCCGAAAAACCTGCACGATTAAAACGTGTAGAACCCATTTTATAGGTAATACCACGGCGAATAAGACCGCTATCGTATTTAGGAAATTCTCTTACCTTTGAAGTACGGCTAATAACTTCCGTACCCCTGTCATTCCAGTTAAAAAGATTGCCTGGAGCCATACCAGGTACTTTTGCTTTAGCAGCGTTTGTTACTTCTTTAAGCGCAACTCTAATCTCAGAATCCATTTGATTACGTAGGTCAGGGGCATATTTTTTCAAAGCTCTCTTAAGCTCTGGGACCCCGCTTACTACGACTGGCATTTTTCCTATCTTCCGCTTGTTTTTTTAACACTTCAAAGAACGCTTTTAATAAATCCCTATCCATGTTAATAAATTCGCTAGGCGCGATTCCTGTATTTATCGAAAGTTGCGCTATTCGATATGTCCAAGAATCACGCGTTAGCCATTTGGGGAGTCATCTCCTAAAACCTCGACAGCTTTTAAGGTTTCTAAAAACTTGTCCCCAAAAGGCTTTACATCTGGCGCATCTGCTCTACGCAGACACTCCCAGGCTAGCCAGTAAATATCTGTCTGCTTTTGGTCTTCTCTAAAAGCTTTATAAAAACCTTTTTTTGAATACTGTTCAAAAGCGTACTCAATGGCTGGTGTAATCTCGTGTAGAGACTCCGTGCCATCTGCCCTAGTTATTTTTAAGCTAGCCATTTTTGCCCCTATCTAATTGTTACCAGGTACCGCTATCGGCAACTGTTACTGCTGAGTTTACTGTGAAAGTAATGTCCATAGTGGCCATGTCGCCTGTAGCGCCGTTAATCGGTGTGAGGTTGTTAACCAAAAGGTCGCCAGTCCAGAGCTTGTTGGTCGCTGACACTGCTGCGACTTTATCCTGAATAAGCTTCCATGCCACTGTTGTACCGTAAGCATCTGACAATGTATCAAGAACAGAAGCGGCAGCCTGGTCATTCAAGAACGACACGGTGATGGTTGCGGACTCTAGTCCTTTTACGAACTTGTGAGCTGTATCACCCATCGCTGTTACTTCGAGTTCATCGAAGGCTTGGTTTAATGTGACAGAAGTCACGTGGTCGGACAAGTCTACAGAAGCAATCTTAAGTCCGACTTTGTTATTTAGCGTAATCGCCATGATTACTCCTCATCTTTCTTGGGTTGTTTTGTTTCTTCTTTTTTTGCGACTGGCTTTACCTGGCCAATTTTAGCAAGGAAAGCTTCTCGCTCTTTGTCTACCTCAGCCATGTTAGCTCCAATCCGAGAGTATGCTGATAGTTACCTCACCAGAGAGTAAATCTCCTGCAGTTCCTTGTAAAACTGCTGGCGCGGTAAAAGTTCCAATGCTGTAAGCAAGATTAGATGCTTCTAACTTGTTTACAATGTTTAGGTAATAATCTTCTATGTTAATTAGGTTCCCTTGATTATCGAACATAGGCGCTAAGACGATAAGCTTAAAGTTAACCTTAGGCTTAACGGTCTTGTAATGGTCATTAGACGGCTCTATATAAGGGTCACCTGGCTCGATAACAATACTGTTAGCCAGAGGACTGGCAGGTGGGAAGGAAAACACCTGCCAGCTCGTGTTATCACTTAGAGCAGCCGCGATTGTTCCACGAAGGGTAGAGATAGCTGACATTACCCGACCTGACCGCCTGGTGCTAAGTGTTCCGCAAGTAAACCGCGTACACGTGCCATAAGGGTATTACCCATACGGTACGGTGAAGGCTGAAAGTCTGGTGAGATGCCACCAGCGTTAGAAGTCTGTCGAGCTTGCCATATATCCACTGCAATCATAAGAGAAGCCTGGCGTACTTCATCTAAGGTTGAGAAATCTGTAAATTCGCCGTCATACGCGTAGCCATATGGCACTAAATCTTGCTTAGGAATTGTGGTTAGGTGAGCTGTAGAAAAGCTAATGGTGTATTCGGAAGTCTTAGTAATTGTCTTGCTTCCGTTGAAGTGTTGTCCACAATTCTCGACTGTAATAGTCTGACCGACATAAAAACTATGTGCATATTGAAAATATAATTTACCTACGGCAGCTTCATTACTACGGGCAATAGCCACCTGGCGATTAAAATTTAGTTTAGCCTTAACAATGTTTTCGGCAGCCTGGCACACATCTTCTACAGTTGCAGAACTGTAAAGAGCACCGATACCTAGAGCTGAGCGTAATTCCGCTTCAGTTACGTATGTGGCTGGCATATTTTCCTTTCTAATGTTAGCCCCAGCAGCTAGGGCTGAGCTGCTGGGGTAACTCGACTACTTACTAGGAGAGGTTGAAGCGACGAACACCCTTACCGCTCTTAGCGACGTAAATCGCCAGATAGCCGTAGAGGTTAATTTCGATTTCACCTGAAGTAAGAACATTGACACGTAGATTCGTTGTTGGGGACTCCCAGCAATAGACCGAACCTGGTGCAACAAGGAACGCAGACTCGTCAACAATGCCAGATACGGCGATATTGTGGTCTACGATAAGGTCAGTACCGAGAACGTTTCCGCGAACGGAAGTAGGTACAGCCTGTCCTGCTGCGTTGAATTGTGGTGATGCAACTGAGTAAAGTGGACGCTGTGAACCGTCTACGTAGCTCATGATGGAAGCCCACTGGTCTGTAGATGCTACAAGCTTATTAGCGAAATCTCCGCCAGTTCCCTTATATGCGGCAGCAGCTTCGGTTGAAATGAAGCTTTGTAGACCAGCAGCGGTAGCAGCTACACCAGTAGCTTGTGTACCGTTAGCAGTAAAAGCTGCGATAAGCGCGTTATCTGTCGCCTTCTCGTATGCCTTGCGGAGTTCGACCATCAAAAGCTCCATAAAGCTAGGAGATGAGCGGTCGATGAGCTCAAAACTTACGCGGTTTAGACCACTGAATTTTTCAACAGTCACCGTGTCGTAAGCTGAAGTCATGCCTGTTTCAGATGGTGCTGAGCCTTCGTTTGTATCTGCAACTGTTGGTGCTGCGTTAGGTGTTGCGTTATTTACGTAAAGACGTGGGACGGTGAAGGACATACCCTCAGCGATGAGTGCGTTACGTGTTACAGCTTCAAATGCTGGACGACCAGTAAAGGTGTCAGTAATGAAGGTGTTGAGGTGCTGAGGAAGTGTCAGACCTGTGTTATTGCTGGTTGAGTCATCCGCAGCGCGAACAAGCTGGCGTGCGTTGTCATCACCGAGAGCGGCCTTAATGTTCGCTTCGAGATATTGTGCGCCAGTCATAGGTGCGATGCGTGGTTGTGCGTACACGCGTGGTGTAGCTGCTGTAACCTTAGGAGCTGAGGCTTCTACCGCAGGGGTTTCTACCTCAGGTGCTACGGCTACGGTGTCTGGAGTATTCTCCACGACAGCCTCGCTTTCTGTTGGTTGGTTTTCTTCTTCTTTCGCTTCTTCCGTTTCGGATGCAGCGACTTCTTTAATCTCAGCCGACTTAAATGCAGGATTTGAGACTAATGAAACTTCTACTAGTTTTGCGGCTAATACGTGGATTACTCCGTTAGCTGGGCGTGAGTCAATTACTTCTACGCCTACAGACATCCCCGTTTTTAGTCCTTCGCTTGCTTCGATTAAGGCGTCACTTGCTTTAGTGCTGGCGCTTAACTTGAATGTGCCATACCAGCCGTCTTCTGTAGCTTCAATAGATTGAGCGCGGCCTAATCTAACTTTATCGTTATGTTCTTCTAAAAAAAGAACTTTTTTCGGGTCGTCTACTTGGATTGACCCGCGCTCAAAAATTACTTTACCAGCGGAAGTATGTCCTACCTCGCCTACTGGTGCTATTTTTCCGCTAATGGTACGACGTGCTGAGTCAGCAGCCGTAATTTCGCTAGAGAATGTTAGTTTCATTTACGTTATTTCCATTCGGTGTCAAATCTTCCATTTCCATAGCTTGCTCTACAGAAATGAGCCCTAGCGATAACAGCTTTTCAATTACATTTAATCTTTCCATAGCATCACTGCGTAGGAATGTGTCATCTATTGCAAAACGCACGATATTACCGCGCGGTGTAATGTCATCCATCGAAAGTCTATCTTCAATAGCAGAATAGAACGGACGAAGTGACAAATCTACGAACTGTTTACGCTCGTCAATTACATTAGCGTAAGTCATGCTGTTATTCATTTCAGCAGATAAATACCATGCTGGTACATTCATCATACGAGCTATTTGAGTTGCCATAAACTGAGCAGACTCGTTATAGGTCATGTCCTTAGGTGAGAACTGTGTAACCTGGTAATCCAAAGTAGAAGTCATATACGCAGTGCTACGGTTCTTACGTGATTTTTCAAATGCGTTAAGAATTCCTAAAGCTTCGGCTTCTCCAATATCCGCACCAGTATTTTTAATTACACCAGTGGGCATTGGAGTAGCTACAGCAGTAGCAGTTGCTTTTTCTAAATCTACAGCAGCGCGTATAGTACGTGCTCCACGAACAAGAACTCCCTCATCGCCTAAAGATTGGA